GGGACTCCGTATAGTGTCCAAATGTGTGCCCACTAGGGGATGCAGCCTCAAAGAGACCACAGTGGTTCAGCTGCACACCAACCGCACTAATCACCGGGTTGCGGAACCACCGGCGATGACTTGCTTTTTAAAAACACTCCACAAGCGCGCGGACGTCAACCCGCGTTACAGCTGCGTTTGTAGAGGCCCCGCCGAGCGGGGCACCGCCATCAGCGGCGGGTGTCGAAGGCCACGTCAGTGGTGGTCCAGCTGTGCACGCCTCGTCCAACGGTTTGTAAACCCCGGCCACAGGAGTTCCGCCGACTTACGCTAAGCGCTTGTGCACCCCAGACTCACCAGTAATAGCTCGGAGTCCTACGACCTCCACAGCGTATTCGTCCCAATTATCGTCACCCGGTCAAGGCCAACAGCGGCACGGCGGCAGCACGTAGTGCGCGCGCCGTGCCGATTGTGGCAGACGCCAGACGCGCGCCCTGGCCCGCAGCGTATACCATGTTACCGCCAAGCCGGTATGCGGCAGCGGCGGCACTGCCAACATTGTGCCACCAATGGCCCATACGGTCCAATGTGGTAACAATGCGCTCCGGTGCGCCAGTCGGGTACGACTTGGTGGCACGCGGCGCGGGCAGCCCCAGCGCAAACTTGGGAACGTACTCATACACCGCGGTGAACTTGACTACAAACTGGTTCGGGTCAACTCCGATGGCGACAACCATGAGCACATTATCGGTGCCCACGTTGTTCTCACCAGCGGAGATGCTACCAATCATGTTGCGCAGAGTGGGGGTGTACTTGATCTCAACCGCCTCGCTACCAACAGGCTGAATGGCCTGGCAGTATGCGAGCAGGGTGGGAAGATCGGTGTTGCCGTTCTTAATGTCGTCCATGACGTACCACGGAGCCTGGCAAACGCCGATGTATCCCTTGCGGTCGACCAACTTGCCAGTATAAAGAACCTCCATGCATGCGGCCACGGTAGAAACCTGGTCTGCATTTGCATCGAGGAATGTCTCACCAGGAGCGTTCGAACTAATATTGGTGGGTGCACCAGTACCAATTGAAAGCTTCTGGGTGATGGCATCAGTGCCATGGTTCAATGGGTTGAATAAGTAGGCAAAGTTGGTCTCAGTGGTCGCGGCGGGAGTGATAAAACGGTTAAAGCGCTGCACGATACCCTCAGTAGAGAGGGCGTAACCAGTGGTCAGTTCAGCGGAACACGGATCAGTGATAAGCTTAAAAAGCCTATTCTCATGATCCGTAACCAAGGGCAGGCGGACCTGCGACTTGGTTGGGATGCGGCGCTTCCCGTTCCGCTTCCTAGCGCGTGCCAGCTTCTTGGGAGCCATTTCTATATTAATTGGTCGTCGTACTGATCGTGTAAAATTCCCTGTAGTGGTGCAGAAAATCGTTGTTCTTGGTTTTTGCATGGCGAAGGATGGAGGCCACATCGGTGGCGCGGAAACGCTCCTCGAGCGCTCGCTGCTCACCGGGGGTAATACCCCAGCTTTCCCAGAAAGCATACCGTGTGTGCTCGTCCGGTTCAGCCCATGTGCCCCCGCTCAGCTTTGCATCCCGCAACCACGAGTCGCGAAAGCTGAGCCGCTCGAGCGTTCGCTGACTGAGTGTTGTCACTCGCGCCAGCATGTCGTAGTAGGCACCAAGGACAGGCATGTTGCCATATAGGGATAGCCCGCCGAGACCAGTGGCAGCGAGCACCTCTGCATGTGTGATGCTTTGGTCCTCGATCCAGGCGTGGTCCTGTGTGATGGCCTTAACCGGGTTGCGCACCATCGTCGGTGGGACTGCGGCCACAAAGCGGCACTGGCAGAATTCCACCTCCGAGATGTGCGTCACCGGCGTCTCAAGGGTCAGCCTAAAGCCCTTGGTCTCCATCCATTGCTCTATCCCCTCGACATACCTTGTCAGGTCACTGCGCTCCATGAACGCAACTGAATCATCGCCGTCTACTATGGCCCTAATGGTGATGCCTCGCTCGTATGCGTAGGCAAACACTAGCGCGGCTGAGATGATGCAGTTGCCCATGGCGGTATTCATGTCCCCTGACATCCTACCGCCCTCCACAGCGTACGTGACCTTGCCATCCTTGACATTGGCGAAGCAGCGGCCGGACAGTTGCCAGCTCAACAGCTGTTGCAGCTCGGCGCAATTCCCAAAAGCAGCGTTATAGAACGCGTGCTCATAAGAGAGCGCCTGGCGCGAAATGTGCTGGTCGAACTTGCTGAAATCCTGTCCCACGGCCACGGGATCTTCAAAAGACTCCCAGTGTGCCTGTACCACTGCTGCCCGCTCCTCGGGCGTGTAGCACTTCATTATTGTTGGAGCGCCGCACGCCGCATCAATCGCCTCGTACATCACCCGCTCAATGGGCAACAGGTAACGCCCAACGCAGATGTTGTACACTGGGCTGCGGGCGCTGAT